GGCTTCTTTTTATTTTTCTTCTTAGGAAGTTTTACTTCCGGAAAAAGATCCTCATCTTCAATATCCTCATCATCCATATCTTCCCATGATTTTGCTTCAGCCATCATCTCTATGATTTCTTCAGCCATTTCTGGTGGTACATTAAATGTTACATTTATATTTTCAGGGGGAATATTTGGAGTCTTTGCTGGATTTTGTTGATTGTTCATCATATGAGTTAACATTTCTTCTGTTACTTCTTTTAACTCATCTGGTTTATTTTTGGGATCAGTATCCTCTTTATACTTTTCCATCTCATAACAATTAATTAATTTTGGATCTGGTGTGCTTATAGCAAGAACACCATCAATTGAAATTTCAACAACAATATCAATTGTGTAATCTATCCAATTTTTAAAAACAATTATATCAGAATTATTTGTAGTGTTATTTTGGTCTAAAAAAACCACAGTCTTAAACTGCATTGGTCTTTCTAGACTTATTGTTGTTTTTTTAGTTTCTAAAATTCTAGCGATGATGTTTTCACCGTTTTTAAGTTTAATTATTCTGTATCCGTTGTCTTGCATATGCTCTCCAATTTGATACTTAACTTCTTGTGCGAGAACTTCTCGGATTCATAAATTTTTAATCGCTCATTATAATGACGAAGAGTGTGATTTTGATAAGACTTCCAATGTAAGTCATCTGCAATATCGAAGAGTCTAGCCTTATCTTTATGTTCTGACTTTCTTAACTGTCTTCCAATACTCTGCAATACTCGTATTCTACTTTTAGACGGAGAAGAGAATACAATATTATGTAGTCTTCTTATTGAGATGCCTGTAGAGAAGGTTCCATATGAAGCAATGATGATTGCGTTGTCTTGTTTTTCACATAACTTACGAACTTGTTCACGCATCTCAACATCAGTGCCACCATAGACAAAGAAAACTTTCTTATCCTTAGTATTTAGTTTCTCTATAAGTTGATGAAGAACCATCCCATGTTTTTCTACAAATTGAAATAGAACTAGAGTATTACCTTTTAAATTTAATGCAAGATTTGAAATAAATTCATTTCGTGCTTGATTTGAAATAATCCAATCTATTTCTTCTTTATATGTTAATTTTTTTGTCGTTCTTCTTACTTCCTCTGGATATTGAAGAACCAAGCAATCGATTGATAGTTCAGAAAGAATATCTTTATCCATCAATTCTTTTGTAGATGTAACTTTCTTTACTCTACCGAATAATCCTTCAATTACTAATTTATGCGTCATGCTACCATCAAGAGTGCCAGTTGTACCAATACGCCAATCGCATGTTGTCAATTTAGACATAATAGTGCTCAAAGATTTGGATTTAAATAAATGACATTCATCCCCAATCACTGCTTCGAATTGATCAAAGTATTTCTTTGGCATTTTGTAAATACTCTGCCAAGTTGAAATAATAATTCTTTTATCAGAATCCTTGTCCTGACCACCGTGAATCTTATGACAATGATCTCTAGTCTTCCAACCAGTCTTGGATGAATATTCAAAAAAGTCTGAATACATCTGGGTGACTAGGGATATGGTTGGAACGATTATTAGTATTTTTTTATCTTCTGGTAGAAGATTTAACAAATAACGACATAGGACATATATGATTAGACTCTTACCTGACCCTGTAGGGGACAATAGAAGGCTCCTACGCTCGTTTAAAGCGTGTAGGATCGCTTCCAACTGGTGCTGGTGGGGTTCTAGACGCTTTCCTGCAGCGTAGGGGTTCAGAGTCTTAATATACTCTATAACCTGTTCAAGAGTGATTCTATCTTTATTTTTTGTAATTCGGTTCTCAACCGAATATGACCTATCCTTGGCAAACTGGATAACATAGTCTTCAAGTCCTGCGTAGATAGTTTGTCCGTAGATGTTATAGAGTTTGATCTGTCCGTCCCACAGTTTATTTCTGTAGGCAGGCATAAACTTGTGTCCTGGGACTTTGAAGGTAAAGTAGTCAGATAACTCCTTTGCAAAACTTCTATCACAGTCCACCTTTATATAAACAGAGTCTAACGGTTCAATCACTAAATCCATATACAAGTATTTATCATATACTTCCGTTGAGGAACTTGCGCCAAGAGATAGCGTCCCGTATATGAAACTGTCGATTCATGATTCCTTTGAGGACAGAACTCAAATAATCTACCTTTTCTTCTTGAATTGACATCTTATTTTTTAATTCAATTAAATCCTTATCAGCATCCAGATAAATGTCTACATCCTGACGAAGAATCTTTAGATCAAATGGTTCCCATCCAAGTTCCTTTAATTGATCCTCACTGAGTTTACCACAATAGTATTCCCACTTGAGTTTGAACATCTTTGAATAGTTTGTCTTATAACTCTGATATCGCAACTTCTCTTCATGATAAAAGTTGAGATACTTGTTATGCAACTGAGGAATACGCAGAGACTCCTTATCGAGTTCTGTGTCGTCAAACTTCATGTCTTGTTTTGCTTGTTCAATTAGTTCATTTAAAGTCATGATATAAGTATAACACAGATTATGAAGTAGTCAACTTTTCCAGATAATAACCAGTGTATGCAAATGATGTTGAACAGGTTACAGGAGTAATATCTGATACAGTTGTTTGTAAATCAATTGTACTTATTGTTAATGGAAAACAATTTCTAAAATGAATTGCAAAAAATGGTTTTGATACACTATTCATAATTAATAATGATGCATCGGAATAATAATCTTTATGTGGTAATGCATTACTAAAATCAACATTTGGTGGAATTGATGTTGTCCAGTCATGTAATTGTTTCCAATTTTCCATATCCTCTGCAACAAGGAAATCCATATCAAAATTTTCATATGTAATTTGTCCTGCTGGTCTGCGAACAGGAGTTGCAAATGGAGTTGGTTGCTGGAATTCATTTAATGATATACCAGGTATATTTGCCTTTTGACAAAAATAAACTATATGTGGAATTTTATGAAATACCACACGGAATTCATTTGGTTGAAGTGTATTAAGAGTCTTTGGTGATCTCTCTATAACTGATTTAAGAAATGATGTGTCCATGTAATTATTTATGTAAATGATAAGGGGAGGATTTCTCCTCCCCTATCGTTCGTTAACCCTCTATCAAACTATCAGTTTGCTGATGTTGGGTTGTATGTTGCGTCGTTACCGTGTAGGTTATCTACGCGGAAGATACGATAGTATTGGTTTCTTCTGCGTTGTAGGCGTTGAGCGTCTGGTAGACTGTCTGCACCTAGAACGAATGGATTACTTACGATACCATAACGAGTCTTGAATCCGATCTTTGGTTGGAAGTTACCAGTATCAACTGCTCTTACCATTTGTAGCGGTACATATGGGCAGTAGAAGATACCTGCGTCGTATGGGCTTGTACCCTTATAACCTAAGCAGACATAGTTTACTGGAGTCCATGACTCAATGTGTGTTGGCATTGAATATGGATCGATGTAAACCTTAATCTTGCCACCAGCTAGTGTACCTGCTAGTGTGTTACCATTAACATCTGTATTCATTGCTGAATTGAATGCTGGTGAGAAATCAAGAATACCACTCATTGAGAGTGCGGATACGACATCTGGGCTGCAGATTGCCATGTTTGCACGACCTCTACGAGTTTCTGATCCGATGACATTTGCTTCTCTTTCGATTTGGAAGAGAAGACCACGGAACTTCTCAGCACTCCAACGACCGTCTGAGTCTAGCTCTAGATCGTATACGCCACCCTTGGTTGTGCCAAGTTTAGCAGTTGTCATTGCTGCAAGATCAGTTTGTTGAGCACCTAACTTAGCTACATCGTAGATAAGTCTTACGAGCTCGCGGTTGATTTCGAACATAATCTCGGTTGAGAGAATGTTTGCGAGTTCGGTTTCAGCATCTAGACCGTGAACTGCCTTGAGGTCTTGTGCCATTTCGATGGTGTACTCAGCCTTTAGAGCACGAGTCTTTGCTTCAACTGCTGTCTTCTCGATTGTGAATGACATTTCATTGAATGATGAACCTGTTGGGCTAGTTGGGCTAGCAGCACCAAGTTTTTCACCATCAGATGTTGACATACCACGACCTGTTTCGAATTGTGCATCTGTGTTTTGCACATCATCTGAGAAGATATTGCCCATGTTGCCTTGGTGTGTTCCACCTAGACCACTGTTGCTTATACCTGTATCGGCTTCAGCAAATAGTGCTTCTGAACCTGTTCTGTAACCAGAACCATTGACTGAACCGTAACGGCTCTTCATTGCGAAGATAAGTCCGGTTGGACCTGTCATTGGTTGGACACCTGCGAGGTCGTATGCCATTAGATTTGGCATTGCACGACGAACGAGGCTGATGAGAATTGGATCGTATGAATCGATGCCTTGGGTTGCTGATGGTGATGCACCACCGATTGTACCAAGACCTGTTCCTGCGATACCTTGATAGGTTTCACGGAGGAAACGCTCTTCATTCTCTAGAAGAACTGTTGTGCAGTACTTCTTATAGTTATCTTTGATTTCTGGAAGTGCCTTGTGTTCAAGGATTGGCTTCCACTTGTTCTTTGTTGACTCAGTTAATGCTTGACGATTGAGGTCCATTTTATTCTAGCTCCTTTTTAGAATTCTAATTATATATATAAATTTAATTTTTTAGAGTTATCCTTGAACTGTTCTTCCGAGAATATCGGAATATAGTTTAATAGATTCGTTAATGTACTGATTTTCTTCGTTTGACTCGGTTTCTTCCATTAATGTGTCAATTACTTGACCTACATTTGTGGTTTCTTCTTTACTTGGTGTTGCCTTTGGAGAAGAGGACTTTGCCTTTGTATAATTTTCAACGAGAATTTTGACCTTTGAACGGAAGTCATCTGCACTTGAGAATTCTACATTTTCAGCCAACTTACGAAGATTTTCAGCATCAATTGATTTGAGGGACTTTGTTTCTTCTTCGAAAACCTTTACTGCTTCTAATAAAGCAACTTTTTCAGAAAGAGCAACATTCTTTTCCATCTCTTCGTTTATTCTTGTTTCTAGAGATTCAAGTTCTGTTACCATTTCTTCGAAGACATCTGTTTTATCTTCTGGTACTTCAATATAAGACTCTACAAAGAGATTCTTAAGACCTTGGATAAAGTTCTCAGCAATTTCTGTGCGTAGACCATTATCTACTGCTAATTCATTTTCCTTAACCCATTCTTCAACAACATAGGATAAGTAATCATTTACTTTATTTTCTAATTCTTCACTGATTTGGACTACACTTTCAGCGAGTTTTTCTTCAAAAATATTTGCCATTTGCTCTGTAATTGTTTGAAGATTTGTATTAATTGATGCTTCGTACAATGAAGTTGCTTTTGTTAAGAACTCTTCTGATACTTCTGCACCAAAGAGAGTCTTTACATCCTCTTGTACTTGTGTCTTGTTTAGTCCTGGCAATTCAACTGCAGCGAAAGATGGCTTCATATTTAATGTTGCTTGATTTGCTGCTGCATTTGTATTTGTTACTTGTAATGTTTGTGGTTCTGCACCGCCTCCAGGGAATGGTTGTACACCTCTTCCTGAAAGGTCTTGTGTTCCTGCTGCATGACTTGGAGCACTTGGTACTGAAGCAGAAGCCATTGATGGCTTCATAGAAACAGAAGCTTGATTCTTTGCTGCTGTTCCTCCCTTTGAAGTCTCTGCTTGTTCGTGACCAGCAGGTTCCTTTGCTTCATGCTCTGCTCCTTCTTCCT